AGTCAGCGGCTTATTTATTCATTAATAGTTTACCTTTAGCTACTTTAAGAGAAAAATATAAAACATATGAAAATGAATCATCAAATGATTTAGATTATATTTTCGCAACATTAAAGAAATTTGGTGCAATACATAAATTACCTTACGCTTGGGTATTAAAGATTGGTTCAATATGGCATAGATATAAAACATATGTTAATACTAATGTTGATATTATTGATACTTCTTGGTCAGGTTTTAGTTATACTAAAAACTTTTCACCTATAGCTAATTCTCCGGAGACAAATTATTCGTTAAATTTCAATAATGGGTTTTATGATATTGTTTTAGAGAAAAACACTACATTAGGTACTGAAGTTTCAACAGTTATTAATACAGGATTTTATCCTAAATTAATAAATGATTTTAATATTTTTTATCAAGGGTTTGAAGTTTATACTGGTTATACTAATTCTGACATTCAGAATGGATTCAATTCTGGGGTTACATTAAATTATGTACCATCAGCAATTATTGATTCAAAAGAAGGGTTTGATAGTAAAAATAAAGGTAGAGATTTAAGAATTGTACCTTGGTCTGTTTTTGTTAATACTAGAGATGGTATTTCATCATTTATTATGCCATCACAAGGGTCGTTAATTAATCAAACTAAAAACGAATGTTTCACTAATGAAGGTAAGTTAGAGTTTGAAGTTACTGGTAATACCGCAATGTATAACGGTTCGGTTCGTTTATTTTGGTCAGCGCCTAATTATGGTTACTTTGATGTTAATAAGGTTGTTAAACCATTACCGCATCAATATATGAAAAATGTTTCACCAACATCATATTCTGTATTTGGATTTTCAGTTTCAACACAAGAAAATTATTCAATTAATGGTCAAAGTAGTGGATACACTTCTATGAATGAGATTTTTTCTGTATTTGAAAAAGATATATTAGATAAGTTTGAAACGGAATTTTTAGATTTTTCTAAATCAATATATGATTATCAAAGTACGGACATTTCAAATACTGATAGTAATTCCGAAAAATCATTTAAGAATTTTCAGATGTTGATGAGAGATTTAATGAAAGTCCCTAAAAGTAAAGGTATTGACGGTAAAGAAATCATTACTGATATGCAAAAACAACAGATAACGAGTCTTAGTAATGGGTTGAATCAATTTTTAAATTATGATGTAGTTTTCAAATATGGTAATCCTGCTAATTTTGATAAAAGGTTATTCTATAGTTTTTCAAGTCCTAAAATTACTAACCCATATACTTGGGATAAGTATTCAATAACAACACCAAATACTTTACCAACTAGTGGTGGAAGTGTTACTTTATTACAATCTAAAACTAATTCTCCTGATGTTTGGAAAACTTTGGAAACTTATGTTGGGTTTTCAGATGTTAGTGGTCTTACTTATAGTAATAACGGTTCTTGTATTACTGATTTTTTTGTTGATTGTAATGTAGCGTTTAATACTGAAAATATAATTAATTTAGCACCAATTATTAAAATATATGCGACTCAAAAATTAAAAGATAAAACTTTAAATTATTCTAAATTTATAAAATTAATGGATAATTATATTTTATCGGTTAAGAACTTCCAAGATAAAACCTTTAATAATTTAATGATTAGATTACGACAATCATTACCTGATGTTGGTAATGCTTCTAAACCTAATTTTGAAACTGTTTTAGAAGGTACTCAAACTAAAGTTGAATTATGGGAATCGTTTAAAGCTATTAATGATAAATGGATTTCCGGTGGAGATTTTAAAACTAAAACATTATTTGAGGATGTGTTATTATTGGATAGAGCTAGTAGAAATGTAGGTAACGAGATTTTAATTGATGTTTATAAATTAAAGGACTTATTGACAAATATACCTGAAAAAGTGAGTATGTTAAGTTTTGTTCAGACTATATTGGTTGAGAATAATTTTGTTGTTATGAATTTACCATCCTATGTTAATTTTTATGGTGTTCAAGACGCGGTAAAAAATCCAATACCAAAAGCTGAAGGGACTTTAGATTTTGCAAATACAATGTTTGGTGCGTTTATGAATGTTGATTATAGAGAATCTTCGGCTAAATTAGTTTGTTTTTACGCAAGTAAACCAAGTGAACATGTTGAAATGAAAAACAATGTTGATTATAGATTCAAAAATGATGCGTTTGACTTAAGAAAAAATGACAATCCATTAGTTGAGAATCAAATGGGTAAAAATGATTGGGATAAGTCAAATAAAGTTGTTGGGTTTAATGTTGACATTGGTCCTCAAAATCAATCTATATTCTATGGTTTCCAAGTTGACCAAAACCCTGGTTTAGCCACAGCAGAATCTTTAGAAGTTTTAAATCAAATGGCTAATTTATACGGCAATCGTGGAGGTGCAAGTCAAAATGTGTCATTATATAATTTATATAAAAACAGAAGTTATACTTGTACAGTTTCTATGATGGGTAATGCTATGATACAACCGACAATGTATTTCAATTTAAGACATGTCCCTATGTTTAGTGGCCCTTATTTAATTCAAAAAGTTACTCACGCTATAAATCCAGGTAGTTTTGAAACCATTATAACGGGTATAAGACAACCAACAGCGTCATTACCTAAAATAAATGATTATATTCAATCATTAAAAACTAACTTATTGAAAACTATTATTGATAAAAATAAACAAGATAGAAAAAATAAAGAGGAGTCTATTAAATCAAATAGTAAAGGTGATGTTATAAAACAAAAAGCGGATACATATAATGATGCTATGAATAAGGGTGGAAATACTTCAGCTTCAGTTGCTAATTGTTATCCAGCTAATACTGGGGGAACTCAAAATATTGGGTATAGTGAATATGTTGTTGTTACAGCACCTAAAAGTACTAAAGAAAGTTTTAAAACAATTGCTGATTTAATTAGTTCTAAAACTTCAGATAAAAAATTACGATACATTATTTTCACTACATTACATTTGGCTTCTGGAACTTTACAACAATTTGAAAGTAATGAAAACAATTTTGCGGGTATTAAACTAAATGAATATTGGGGTGATGGAAGTAATAGTTATTTAAAAGGAAACCAATATTATTGTTCTGCGGGTAATCAACCATTCGCATTATTTAATACACCTACAGACAATATTAATTTTTTAATTAGTAGATGGTCAAAAAGAGTTGGTAATATTAAAAGTATTACTAAAGAAGAATTAACTAAATTTTGGATTATAAATGAGGATGCAACTCAAAAACTTCCTAATGTTTATTCTACTATGGATAAGACACAATTAACTAATATTGAAAATGAAGTACAAAAAGCTATTGATGTTGCATACACTTTTTTCAGATAACGCATATTTATATATAAAACACACATTATGAGTACAAAATTAATATTAGATAATTATTTAGGTAAAAATACCAGACATTCAGAAAAAGATTTGGGTAATGGTTCTAAACAGGTATGTGATTTAGACACAGGAGATTGTTATACTATCAGAATGAAAGATGGTTTAATTGAAAGAGTTGATAACACTTTAAATACAAATAAAAAAATCCAAGTTGAAACTTTAACTGGTGTAAAACAATTATTAAACGGATAAATTATGAAAAAAATTGACGAAAAGATATTAGAAGAAATTGCTAGATATAATTCAATTAATTCTTATATTACAGAACAGGAAACGGCTTTACCCCCAGTTCCAGGTGAAGAAGAATTAGCTTTACCACCGGCTCCGGGTATGGAAGGTGTTCCACCTGTTGACCCTAATTTAGCTCCTGCGGCACCTGCGGCTCCTGAAACGGCTGCTGTTGATGTTGCGACTGACCCAGATGTAGAAAAAGTTGAAGGTGATGGGACTGAAGAAGGTACAACAGAAGAAATGGACATTACTGATTTAGTTAAGTCTCAAAAAAATATTGAGAGTAAACAGGAAGAGTTCTTTAATACTTTGTTTAATCATTTGAATGATTTAGATAGTAAATTAGGTGAAATGGATAACATTGTTAATACATTGAATAATTTAGAAGCTAAAATTGAAAAACTTAGACCTAAAACTGCTGAAGAAAAATTAGAATTAAGAAGTTTAGATTCTGGTCCATATACGACTAAGTTATCTGATTTCTTTAATGACAAACAAGATGATTTTGAGAAAACTGGTAAAGAGTATGTTTTAACGACAGATGAGGTTCAAGATTATTCACCAACTGAGATAAAAAAAACTTTTAGAAACTTTGGAGATGAGACTAACTCATTTACAAACATAAGATAAATATAACGACCTTCGGGTCGTTTTTTTTTTACATATAATTTGACTAACTAGATTTCTTCGCTTATACTTATCTAAACAATTAAAACTTATATAATTTATGGCGACAACAAACAATTCATTAGATGCTGTATTAGCACAGTACGAGAAATCAAAACAAGGTGGTTCTTCAACGACAAACAAAATGTCACAAGAAGACAGAATGAAAAAATACTTTGCGGCAATTCTAACCGACAAAGAAACACAAGGACAAAGAAGAGTAAGAATCTTACCTACTACAGATGGAACTTCACCATTTAAGGAAGTATGGTATCACGAGATTCAGGTTGATGGAAAATTCCAAAAATTCTATGACCCGGGTAAAAACGATAATGAGCGTTCACCTTTGAATGAGGTTTACGAAGATTTGCGTTCAACTGGAAAAGAGTCTGACAAAAAATTAGCGTCAACTTACCAATCAAGAAAATTTTACATTGTTAAAGTTATTGACAGAGATAACGAAGCTGATGGACCTAAATTTTGGAGATTCAAGGACAACTACAAGAACGATGGTATCTTGGATAAAATCATCCCAATTTGGAGAAACAAAGGTGATATTACTGACGCTGATACAGGTCGTGATTTGATTTTAGAATTAACTAAAGCTAAAACTCCTAAAGGAGCTCTATATACAGTTATTCAAACAATTATGCACGATGACCCAGCTCCTTTGAGTGATGACAAAGAAGTTTCAGATTCTTGGGTAAACGACCCAACTACTTGGAACGATGTTTACGC